AGGAAACCATTGCCATGTCTACCATTAAAATTTCGCAACTTCCGAGTGCAACGCAGCCGCTGACGGGCGCAGAACTTGTGCCTTTGGTGCAAAGCAGCGTGACCAAGCAGGCTCCCGCGTCCGCGCTCGTTGCGGCGGTTGGGGGAATCGTAAACGTCAAGTCATACGGTGCGACGGGCGATGGCACGACTGATGATACGGCGGCTATTCAAGCGGCAATCAGCACGGGCAAGTCCGTGGTGTTTCCGGCGGGCACTTATGCTTGCGTAGGATTGTCGCAAAACACAAACTTCCAACGGTTTTATGCCTCTGGTCCAGCGTTCCTTGTCAAAAACGGCAACGGCGTCATTTTGACGAGCAGCGGCACTTACGTTGAACTCAATGGGTTGATGTTTAACGGTACTGGTTACACGGGCGATAACCTTAATTTCTCAGGCAGCAATGTTCGCCTCATCAACTGCTCGTCGATTGGCGCAGCAGGCCGCGCCGTTAAAATTACGGGCAGCAACAGCGAAATCATTGGCACTTCCGGCAGTTACACCACGACCGATGCCACGGCTACCGGCTACGACATCGAACTTGGCGTAAGTGGCACGGCTACGCTCTATCACCGAATTGTTGCTGCGCTTTCTACGCAGGCCACGGGCGGCATCCTGATGACCGACGTAGGCGGCGTCAGTATTCAAGCCGGGCAGTGGGGCAAAATCACCATCAACTCCGGCACGTCCCCCGCAGGCGTGAACGGCGGCAACATCATCGGCAACCGCATCCTTGGCGATGTGACGATTGGCTTGTCTAACGCCAACTTAACTGGCAACACGTTTTCAAACCAAACCGTGACGTTTGTGGCAGGCACCGCTAACTGCACGATGGACAAGAGCAACCTTGCCGGAAGCGTTACTGTCGTCAACAACGGCAACAGCAACAACATCATCGAGCGTCAGACTTCTGCTGGCACGACGATGAATCTGACCTATGGCGGCGGCACGTGGTCTAACACCATTAAGTACAAATCTGATGGCGACTTTGAGACGAGCGGCGAGATCGTTACGCTGAACAACACCGCCTTTGCCTCGTATAACGCTAGCGGTAGTCAAGTGTCGCTGCTTTACATTGACGGCAGCAACAACATCCAAGTTGGCAACAACGTCGCCGCAGGTTACACCGCCTTTAACAGCGGATCGGGCGGTGTGTATGCAGCGGTAGGCGGCACGACGATTGCTCAGTTTTACAGCGGTGGATTGCGCCCGCAGACCGACAACACGTTGGTCAACGGCAATTCCGGTCAGCGTTGGGCTGATACCTACTCCACCAACCTGCGCCCCGGCGCCGGAGCGGTGATTTGGACGAGCGGCGCCAATACGCCAGAAGGCGCGGTGACTGCCCCAGTAGGGTCGCTCTTTACCCGCACCAATGGTGGCGCGGGAACAACGCTGTACGTCAAGGAATCTGGTTCCGGCAACACCGGATGGGTTGCAAAATAACCACAGACTGTTACATTTCACCCGTACTGGTCCGGTTGACCAGGCTCCGAAAGGAATGATATGAGCGACGAAAACCAACTCCCCGAAGTTGTAGCGGCGGAAGCCGCGCCGGAACCGGAAGTCACGGCGACCCCGGAACCCGAAGTTAAGGCTGAAGAAGCCCCAAAGCCGGAGGAAAAGCCCGCTAACAAGACCTTTTCCCAAGAGGAACTGGACGCGGTAGTGGGCAAGAGGCTTGCGAAGGAACGTCGCAAGTGGGAACGAGAGCAGACGCTGAAGGCGCAGACGGTCGATAAGCCCGTCGCACCGGCAGAGTTGCCTGACAGGGAATCAGACCCCGACGCTTACGCGGAAGCCCTAGCGACCCGTAAGGCCGAGGAACTCCTTGCCAAGCGCGAAGCCGAGCGCCAGCAGTACGAACTCTTGAGTGCTTATCACGAGCGCGAAGAGGCAGCACGGGAAAAGTACGACGACTTTGAACAAGTCGCGTACAACCAGAACCTGCCGATTACGACCGTGATGGCACAGACGATACAGGCATCGGATGTTGGCCCTGACGTAGCGTACTACCTCGGGTCTAACCCCCGCGAAGCCGAACGTATTTCCCGCTTATCGCCGTATCTGCAAGCCAAAGAGATCGGCAAGATTGAGGCAAAACTTGTGGACAATCCGCCGGTCAAGAAGTCAACCAACGCTCCGCCGCCCATCAAGCCGGTAACGGCCAAAGGGTCTAGCGGTGGCAACGGTTACGAAACCACCGACCCACGCTCCATATCAAGCATGAGTACGTCGGAATGGATCGAAGCCGAGCGCCGTCGCCAGATCAAGCAGTGGGAAGCGCAGCACCGTCGTTAAACCTACTTTGGAGTAATTTTCGTGGCTAATAGTATTCTCACAATCGACATGATCACGAGGAAGGCTCTCGAAATCCTTGAGAACAGCCTCGTCATCACCCGTAACGTCAATCGTCAGTACGACGATTCTTTCGCCGTGCAGGGCGCCAAGATCGGCACCACCCTGCGTATCCGTCTGCCGGACCGCGCTCTCGTGACCGACGGCGCTGCCCTCCAGGTGCAGGACGACAACGAGCAGTTCACCACGCTGACCGTCGCTTCGCAGAAGCACATCGGTGTGAACTTTACGACTGCCGAAATGACGATGCAGTTGGACGACTTCGCCGAGCGTGTTCTCAAGCCGCGTATTTCGCAGCTTGCGGCCAGCATCGACGCGGACGTGGCCAACTCGTTCCAGGGCGTCTTCCAGTCGGTCGGCACCCCCGGCACCACGCCGTCCACGACCTCGGTTCTCCTTGCTGCCCAGCAGAAGCTGAACGAGTCCGCTGCGGTGATGTCGCCGCGTTATGTCACCGTGAACCCGGCTGCTAACGCCGCGCTCATCGAGGGCATGAAGGGTCTCTTTAACCCGGTCAGCACCATCTCGTCGCAGTTCAAGAACGGTATGTTCGGCGAAGGCATCCTCGGCTTTAACGAGCTGAATATGTCGCAGTCGATCAAGCAGTTCACGACTGGCACCCGCACGGGTTCGCACACCGTCACCACGACGGTTTCGACTCAGGGCGCGACCAGCATTGCCATCACCGGCACCGGCACCCAGACCATCAAGAAGGGTGACGTGTTTACGATTGCTGACTGCTTTGCGGTGAACCCGCAGACCCGCGAGTCCACTGGCTCGCTGCAGCAGTTCGTGGCGACCGCTGATGCGACGGCTGTGGCCGGTGCGTACACGGTCAACGTCAGCCCGGCGATTTACACCTCAAGCCACGCGCTTGCCACGGTGGATTCGTTCCCGGTTGCTGGTAAGGCTGTAACCTTCCTCGGCTCTGCCTCGACGCAGTACCCGCAGAACCTCGTGTACCATCGCGATGCGATTGCGTTTGCAACCGCTGACTTGCTCATGCCGCAGGGCGTGGACATGGCTTCGCGTCAGGTTCACAACGGTATCTCCATGCGCGTTGTCCGTCAGTACGACATCAACAACGACCGTATGCCGTGCCGTATCGACGTGCTGTATGGCTACTCGGTGATCCGTCCGCAGATGGCTGTCCGGCTCTGGGGTTAATGCCATGAGTTATGTACTCGGCAATCTCCCCAAGCAGGCGCTTCTCAGCATTACGCTGTCGCCTTCAGCCGTGGCCGCGAACACCTCTGCAGAGCAGACGTTCACGGTCAACGGTCTAGAGGCGGGGGATCACGTCGCCGTCAACAAGCCGAGCGCCCAAGCGGGCCTCGGTATTGTTGGGGTGCGTGTTTCCGCAGCGAATACGCTGGCGATCACCTTTGGCAACTTCACGGGTAGTCCAATTACTCCGACGGCAAGCGAGGTCTACAAAGTCCTCTTGAGCCGACCGGACCGGACTATTACCGACGGCATCATCTAATTTAGGAGTATTGAATCATGCCTCTTCCGAATGGCGCTGGTGGATACCAGTTTAATGACGGTAACGTCGGCGAAGCCCTGCTTTTCGCGCAGGACGCACCGACCGCTTTGACTGCTGGAGCGACTGCGACGGCGGCTCAACTTGCTAACGGTCTTTTCACCTTCAACGGCACGGCGGGCAACCTCACGCTGCCGACGGTGGCGGACCTTGAGGCGGGCATCTCGTCTGCGGTCAAGACCAACGTGGCTTTCGACTTCTTCGTCGTGAACATCGACGCGGGCGCGGACGCCATCACCGTGGCAGTTGGCACGGGTTGGACGCTTGTGGGTGCGGGCGCCGTGTCGGCGGGAACTTCGGGTCACTTCCGTGCCCGCAAGACCGGCGACGGCTCTTGGACTTGCTACCGCGTAAGCTAATACTGCATGGCCGTTATCTACCTACGACACGAGCGACACGGCACGAAAGTGGCGTGTTCGTGGCACGAGGCTAGAGACGACATGGAGTGGGGTTGGGAGGAATACAATCCAAACGACCCTGATGAAATGGAGACTCCGGTGCCCTCGGAAACGGGGGCATCGGAGAATTCCGGTAATGCGTTAAGAGCGACTAAGCGCCGACGCAAGGAGTAGAAGATGGCGACTACCGCTGCAGACCAGATCAACGGGGCGCTGCGTTTGATCGGGGTACTGGCAGAAGCCGAAGCCCCCTCGGCAGCGATGGCGCAAGATGCCCTGACGGCGCTTAATCAGATGATTGATTCGTGGAACACGGAGCGTCTCTCTGTGTTCTCCACCATCGACCAGGTATTCAACTGGCCTCCTAGCACCCGCATCCGCACCCTTGGCCCGACGGGCGATTTTGTCGGTCAGCGCCCAGTGCAGTTGGACGATGCGACCTATTTCCGTGATGCCTCGACGAACGTGTCGTATGGCATCAAAATGATTAACCAAGAGCAGTACAACAACATCGCGGTCAAGACGGTCACGTCTACTTACCCGCAGGTGCTGTGGTACAACGCGACCTATCCCGACATCGAAATTTATATCTACCCCGTGCCTTCACGGGTGCTGGAGTTCCATTTCGTATCGGTGCAGAAGCTTGACGAGCCTGCAAACCTTGACACGGTGCTGGCGTTCCCGCCGGGCTACCTGCGTGCGTTCCGCTATAACCTCGCCTGCGAACTCGCGCCGGAGTACGGCGTTGAGCCGTCAGCGCAGGTGCGCCGTATTGCGATGTACAGCAAACGCGATCTCAAGCGCATTAACAACCCGGATGACGTGATGGCAATGCCAGCGGCGCTGATGGTCAATCGTCCGCGCTTTAATATTTATACGGGCAACTTCTAATGAAGTCTCCGATTCTGGGTAGCAGCTACGTTATTCGTAGCGTCAACGCTGCCGACAATCGGATGGTGAACTTGTACCCTGAGGTTATTCCTGAGGGGGGCAAGGAGCCTGCGTATCTACAACGTTGCCCCGGCTTAACGCGAGTCGTTACAGTCGGTAGCGGTCCTATTCGCGGCCTCTACAGTCTTTACAACATCCTCTACGTCGTCAGCGGCACAGAGTTTTACAAAGTCAGCGCGTCTTACGTTGCGACTAAAATCGGCGATGTTACGGGCACTGGCCCGGTATCGATGGCCGATAACGGCACGCAAATCTTTATTGCCTGCAATCCTGATTCGTACATCTACAACGTAGATACGCTGGGCTTCGCGCAGATCACCGACGAGGACTTCCCAGGCGCAGTAACGGTTGGCTATCTTGACGGCTATTTCGTTTTCAACGAACCCAACAGTCAGCGCGTATGGGTCACCGCGTTGCTTGATGGCACGTCAATCGACCCGCTGGACTTTGCCTCCGCCGAAGGCTCGCCCGACGGTTTGGTGTCGCTCATCATTGACCACCGCGAAGCGTGGCTCTTTGGCACGAACAGCGTAGAGGTCTGGTACAACGCAGGCGAGGCAGATTTCCCGCTTGCCCGTATTCAAGGCGCGTACAACGAGATTGGCTGTATTGCGCCTTACTCCGTCGCCAAGATGGACAACAGCGTCTTTTGGCTTGGCGCCGATGCTCGCGGTCAAGGCATCGTTTATCGAGCGCAGGGCTATCAGGGCGTGCGCGTATCGACTCATGCCGTGGAATACGCCATTCAGCAATACGCCGACTTGTCAGATGCGGTGGGCTACACCTACCAGCAGGACGGCCATACGTTCTATGTGCTGAACTTTACGGGCGCTGACACAACGTGGGTGTATGACGCCGCAACGGGCGCGTGGCACGAAAGAGCGGGCTTTGCCGTTGGCGATTTCACTCGTCATCGAGGCAACAACCACGCTCGCTTCAATGGCGACCCGCACGTTGGCGATTACCAGAACGGCAAGATTTACACCTTTAGCCTTGACGTATACGCCGACGATGGCGCGGTGCAGAAGTGGTTACGCTCGTGGCGTGCGCTGCCGACTGGCGCGAACAACCTCAAGAGAACGACGCATCACTCGCTGCAGATCGACTGCGAGACAGGCGTTGGCTTGAGTGGGGTTGACCCATTTGATCCGCCGACGCTAATCGCAACGCAAAGCAACGTGCCCATCAATACGGAAACGGGTGGCAATTACATTTCCGGCGCGATGGGTACGGAATCTTCCGAAGACATTGATACGGAAGCAAGCGATACGCTTGGCGTTACCGAAGATGAAGGCTTGAGCCTTGCTATTGAAAGCACGCCTGTCGTCGGCGCTAATCCGCAGTTAATGATGCGCTGGTCAGATGATGGCGGGCACACGTATAGCGAGCCTCGCCAAACCTCGATGGGGCGTATTGGCAGAACGGGAACCCGCGCCATCTTTCGCCGCCTTGGCATGACGACGCGCTTGCGCGACCGCGTGTATGAAATTAGCGGCACCGATCCCGTGAAGATTGCCATTAACGGCGCGGAACTCCATGTTTCGGAGACGGCGTACTAGTGGCAAACATCACTAACATACCTGCGCCGCGTGTTCCGTTTATTGACCAACGGACCGGCCTTATTTCGCGTGAATGGTTCCGCTTTCTGAATAACCAGTTCGTGTTGACGGGTAGCGGCACGACCGCGACCAGTATCGCTGACCTTGAAGTCGGATCAGCGTTATCGCCGGATACCGATGATGTAACGGCGGTGTTGCAGTCGGAGATACAGGCGTTGCAGATAGCGCCTACTCGATACGAGCCAAATCCCGTTAATTACGGACAGTTTTACGACACGACGACGCAAACGGCAGCGGCGATCAATACCGCGTATGCCATGACGTTTAATACTTCATCGAACCGTTATGGCGTGTACATTGATCCCGCTAATACGTCGCACGTAAAAGTCACGCGCCCTGCCATTTACAATATGCAGTTCTCGCTGCAACTTGATAAGACTTCAGGCGGCGTAGGATTGTTTTATGTGTGGGCGCGTATCAATGGCGTAGACGTTCCGTACTCCGCTTCGCAGGTGCGTATCCAAGGCAACAACGCCGAAATCTTCGTGGCGGCAAACCTTTTTGTGTCCATGTCAAACGGCGATTACTTTCAGTTGATGTGGGCGGTTGATGATACGTCCGTGCAGATTTTGGCATCGGCGGCTACTGCGCCGCATCCAGGCATTCCGTCAGTCATCCTTACTATGACGCAGGTATATATATGACCGTTCATCTTTCAGCGTTCGCAGGCGCGGGCGCACAGTTTTTTACCGACGACAACGTGGTGCTGTCGGGCGGCAAGATTTATACCTACGCCGCTGGCACGACGACGGCGCTTGCCACCTACACCTCGTCAGCTGGAACGCAGGTCAATCCCAACCCGATCATTTTGGATTCGGGCGGCAGACTGCCCGAAGATATGTGGCTGACGGCAGGGTCCACGTATCGGTTTGTTTTGACCGATTCGGACAATGTGCAGATTGGCGCCTACGACAACATCCCCGGCATCAACGACGGGTCGGTCATTTCGCTGCCGTTTTCGTCCATTACCGCCAAGCCCACAACCCTTGCGGGCTATGGCATAACGGACTCCATTACAGCGGCGACGGCGGCTGCGACCTACGCGCCGATTGCCTCGCCGACCTTCACGGGTACGCCGCAGATTCCCGACAACGCTTCTTCTAGCACGAACTACCCTGTCGGCTATCGAGAGGCGCCGCGTAACGCGCAGACGGGCAACTACACGCTTGTCCTCGCAGATCGCGGCAAGTCGGTGGTCATGGGCGATGGCACGGCGACCGCGCTGACGGCAACGATTCCGGCTAACAGCGCCGTAGCGTTTCCCATCGGCACCGTTATCATTTTTGTTAATCTCAATACCGTCGGCCTCTCGATTGCCATTACGACCGACACGCTGACGCTGGCGAATAGCACGACGACTGGCACCCGTACCTTGGCGCGTAATGGCCTTGCCACTTGCGTCAAGATCAATACGACCTCGTGGCTGATTAGCGGAGCGGGGTTGACCTAATGGGTGGCGCTACGCTTGCAGCCGCGATTGCAGGCACGACCGGCGGGGCCGGTGCGGGCGTCTTTGACCTATCCGAAGGCGCGGGCACCATCAGCATCCCGTCGGGCTTTACCTCGCTCACCATCGAAGTGTGGGGCGGGGGAGGCGGCGGTGGCTTTGGCACCGTGACCTATGTGGGGTTCCCTGAGTTTGAGCCGCAAGACGCGCCGGGAGGCGGCGGAGGCGGAGGTGCCTACAGCAAGACCATCGTCGCTATCGGCGGCGGGGACACCGGCAAGACCATCGCCTATAGCGTCGGCGCAGCGGGCGCTGGAGGCGTTCAGGGCAACCCCGTGGGGTACGCAGGGGGTACGTCCTCAGCGTCCTCTGGGACGTTTACCATCGACGAGATGATCTGCACGGGCGGCAACGGCGGCTACGGTGGCCTCGGGGTCAACGGTGGTCGGCAAGGCACGGGCGGTACGGCGACGGGCGGCGTCACGACCAACACCAACGGTAACGGCGGGGCGGTTTTTGACCAATCGGGCGCGGCAGGCATCGCAGGCGTAAACTCGCTGACGGGTGGCGCAGGCGGTAACGGCGGCGACCCGGAAGTCGGCGGTAGCGCGGGTAGTGCCGGATCAAACGGTCGGGTCAGATTCGTATTCAGTTGAGGTCAACATGGCAGTTCAAGTCAAAGTCCTGATCCCGTCCAAGATTGCGGAGTCTTCGCAGACGACGCAGTACACCGCGACCAATGTGACGACCATCATCGACAAGTTCACGGCGACGAACTACGACACGTCCGCTCGAACGATCTCGGTGAACCTTGTGACCGCCCTTGATACGGCTGGCAACAACAACCTTGTCATCAAGAGCAAGACCCTGCTGCCTTCGGAAACCTATACGTTTCCCGAGCTTGTCGGGCACGCCCTGTCTCCGGGTGGGTATATCTCAACGATTGCCTCGGCGGCGACGGCTATCAACATCCGCTCGTCGGGGAGAGAGATTTCGTGACCGTTCGACGCGCCACGGCTGAAGACCTTGACCAGTATTTAAGGCTGGGAGCGGCGTTTCATAACGCTTCGCCGGTTCATTCAGCCATGCCGTTTGATTATGAGGGCTTTACAAACTTCTACCTGTCAGCCGTCAGCAATCCGACGATTGGCGTATGGATAGCGGAAAAAGGCGACAGGGCGGTAGGGGTAGCAGGCGCCCTTTGCTATCCGATGTACTTCAGCCCCTCGCATCGAGTCGTGCAGGAAATCTGGTGGTATTTGGCGCCAGAGGCTCGCGGATCAGGCATAGGCAAGCAGATGTACGATGCGATAGAGTCATGGGCAAAAGAGCAAGGTGCGACCGCCTTGTTTATGATAGCCCTTGAGGACGAACGGTCGCCGAGCATGGAAAAATTGTACGTCCGCCAAGGCTTTAAGCCGATGGAGCGGACGTTCTTCAAAGAGGTTGCATAAATGGCTATCGGTACAGCAGCAGCAATTTTAGGCAGCGCAGTAATCGGCGGCGCTGCGGCGTCCCGTGGCGCAAGCAAAGCAGCACGCGCACAGCAACAAGCCGCGCAAACTGCAGCCGCAACGGAAGAGCGGATGCTTGAGCGGCAGTTGGCTGAGACCGCTCCGTTTCGCCAGCTCTCGCTAGAGCAACTCAATCGTCTTGCTGCGCTGTACGGCCCTGAAGGCGCGTATACCCGAGCGCCGAGCGCAGCAGAAATCCAAACCGATCCCGGTTATGCCTTTCGGCTTGCTGAAGGGCAAAAAGCACTTGAACGCTCTGCAGCGGCACGCGGCGGCTTATTGTCTGGCTCCATGCTAAAAGGCACGCAGCGTTTTGGGCAAGGGCTTGCATCTCAAGAGTATGCCAGTGCTTATGAACGCGCCCGACAACAACGGGCTGATGTAACAAATGCTTTGCTCGGAATCGGTAGTTATGGCCCTTCTTTGGCGTCTTCAGCGGCGGGCGCAATAGGCCAAACCGGAGCGAACCTTGCCAACCTCCAGATGGGCGCCGGACAAGCCCGTGCGTCGGGCTATCTTGGTCAGGCCAATGCGCTTGCTCAAGCTTTAGGCCAAGGCGCGATGGGATATGGAATGTACCGTGGTGGTTATTTCGGGCCATCAAGTGTTACGCCGGGCGGCGGAGCAAATTTGGGTGTGGCGCCGCCAAGTTATATGTCCGGTTATAACGTATAGGTGATGTATGCCAGTAATCGGCGCAACACAACTTGAACCAGTAAACATTCTTGGGTCATACGTCCAAGGGCTTGAAATGGGTCGCGCTAATCGTTTGGCGCAGGCCGAACAACAGCGATTGGCGCGTCAAGGCCAGATGGAAGAGGCGCGTTTTGCGGAAGACATTGCTGCAAAGCAAGCGACTCGCCGGAACGCAGAACTTGAGGCAGCTCTGAAAGGCCATCAAATGATTGCCGATTTTGCCTCAGCTGCTGTTGATGAGCCGTCTTATCAACAAGTGTTGGAAAATTTGCAAGGACTAGGCGTAGACACGTCTAAGTTGCCACCTAACTTCGATCCAAAGTTTGTAGCGCAGCAGCGCCGCGCCGCGTTGACCGAAGCGCAGCGAATTGATGCCGAACTTAAGGGGCGAGAACTAGGTGTGCGTGAGCGCACAGTGGGCGTTCAAGAGACCCAAGCGCAAACCGCCGCAGAGCGAGAAGCGCGATTGGCGCGTCAGCCGGTTGGCGGTGCGGGCGCAGAAGGACCACCGACTAAACTCAAGCAGGGCGAACGATGGAACGCCGAGTTGCAGCGCGTAGAAGCCGTGCCTGGTTCGGAATTGTTCCAAAAGCAAAAGAAAGTTCACGGCAAAGACTTTGATGTTGTCAAGTCAACGGCATACGAAACTGCGCTGGGTCGCGGCAAAATCGACAAGTTGCTTGACCCGAAAAACGAATCTGAGTTTAACAATTTGTTTGGCGGATACGCGGCTTATGCGACAGGGCGTTTGCCTGGCAAGACTGCCACGCTTCGCACTGAATTGAACTCGTTGAAGAGCAACTTGAAAACCGCAGGTAAGCGAATTATCTCTGCGGCAGGATCAGGCGCTATCGGCCAAATCACCGAACGCGAATGGCCGATTCTTGAAAGCATGATCGGCGAACTTGTACCTGAGATGGATGCGCCGGGCGCACGCGATAAGTTGACGGAAATCCGCTCGCAACTGGACAAGATGGAAAATCTTGCTCGTGAATCGTATGACGAGA